GGCAGGTGATTTGTTAGATGAAGAATGTGATAAAAGATATAAAGAATGGAAGAAGAGAAATCAAAAATTATCTTATATGTTTAAAATGGAAGTGTCAGACCTATTAAGAAAGAAACACATTAATAAACTTCTAGAAGTTCCAAACGGACAACACCCTATTCTACTTAAACAGTATCTTGCGAAAAAAGTTTCACTAGAGACACTTTGTATCATGGACGACATTATTAATATGTGCGACCAAGAATGGAATCATTTAATATCAGAACAATTAGTTTATCCCGAAGTGCATAGACTGATAAAGAAGTATAAAACATTCTTAACTTATGATTACCAAAAGTTTAGAACCACCCTTATAGATTTATGCCAATAGAAGAAGTAACTATATTAGGAAATGGCCCGAGTCGATTGAATTTCGATTTTACTGTGTCGCATGAGGTGTGGGGTTGCAATGCAATTTATAGAGATACAGATAAATGTGATTTAGTATTTGCTTGTGATATGCCTGTCCAAAAAGAGATAGTTGAATCAGGATACTACAGAAACAATAAGGTTGCATTCGCAGACATTGACCCGTTACCTATAGAACTGTTAGAAATGTTTGCACCCGATTTCAACAACCCTGTAATAAGTGTAAAGGAAGACGACACGCATTTTATTATACAGGGAGATAATACTAGAACAGATTTTCTTGGGTTAAAGAATCCACATTTAATTACAACATACAACGAACCGAATTTAAAAAACTTAATGACTGGAATGTCTGCATTAGGATATGCAATGACACTAGGTGTTAAAACTATCAATCTAATTGGATTTGATGGTCTAGAATTTGAAGGGGAACCTTCAAATATTTACGAAGGTAGTAGTAATTACCCGACTAAATATACAACAGAGGACGCTGTTCTACAAGTTCAACGTTCTCAGTTCATAGCACTATTAGAATGGTTCTATGGAAAAGGTTCATTATATTGGCAAAACCCTCTAGACAAAGAGGACGAAATCAAGTATAATGAATTATCTTATTATGAAATAAGTGATAGGTGGGTTTTAGGCGAAGGTCTAGAATCTTGATAAAATTGTTAATAAAATGCGATATAATTGTAATACAATAGGAGAATACAATGAGTAGTAGTTTAGACAAACTAAGAGCTGCAATGGAAACAGCTTCACCCTCAGACGGTGCAAAAAAATCCTACCAAGACGACACAATGTGGAAACCCGAACTGGATAAAACTGGTAATGGTTACGCAGTGATTCGTTTCTTACCAACCCCTGAAGGAGAAGAGATGCCATGGGTATCTTATTTCGACCACGGCTTTCAAGGCCCTGGCGGCTGGTACATTGAGAAGTCTTTAACGACTCTTAATAAGAAAGACCCTGTAAGCGAATACAACACTTCGTTGTGGAATACTGGGATTGAAGCAAACAAAGAAATTGCGAGGAAACAGAAACGCAGACTGCATTATGTTTCTAACGTATATGTTGTTTCAGACCCTAAAAATCCCGATAACGAAGGGAAAGTGTTCAAATACAGATACGGTAAAAAAATCTTTGAGGCACTCAAGGAAGCAATCTCACCTGCATTTGAAGATGAGAACGCAATCAATCCTTTTGACCTAAGAGGTGAAGGTGCAAACTTCAAAATTAAAATCAGAAAAGTTGACGGTTATTGGAACTACGACAAATCTGAGTTTGATTCTGTTGCACCATTGTTTGATAATGAAGAACAAATAAACCAAGTGTTTAGTCAAGTTCATTCTTTATCTGCCGTAATCGCTCCCGATGAGTTCAAGTCTTATGAAGACTTAAAAGAGAAACTTGAAAGAGTTCTCGGAACAGTTGGGTCTACCTCTACTGCTGAATCAGTTGCAGAAGACTTGGAAGAAGTGCCATGGTCTAATGTAAACACTGCTTCAACAGCAAGTGAACCAGTAATTGAAAGTGCAGAAGTTTCAGCAGGTGTAACAGCCAGTTCTGAAGACGATGCAATGGATTACTTTAAGAAATTAGCTCAAGACTAATTTCGTTTGGGGTGCATAGGTTTTTATTATGAATATAAATGACAAGACTATGCATTCACTGAGGCCGTGGATAAAAGTGGGGGTACTCAGTAAGGGTAAGATAAACAGCAAAAACAAAGCGGGTTTATCGGTGCAGAGCGGGTATGCTGTAAGGCGTGGGGCGACTGACACACTTATTTAATTATGAAAAGTGAATTTTATAAAAACATTCTTCCATTCAACGAGAATGAAAGAGTCGTAGACCAATTTGGTTGGACACCTTTGAGTGTAATCACACCAAGTAAATCTTCAAAGAACAACTGGAAAGATGCATACTTAACTGCATATGAAGAGAAGAGAGGAGAGTGTCCTAGATTACCAAATGGACTAATGATGTCTGAGTTCCACGCAGGATTGTGTGAGAACATTATACATTATTGGAGTATGGTTGGAGATACAATCGTTGACCCATTTGCAGGTAGAATGACTCGTGCATTTATATCTGCTTCATTAGGAAGAGATTATGTTGGGTATGACGTATCACCAACAACTGTAAGTAAAGTTAAAGAAGAAATGTCAAGACATTCTTTTGACGGTTGGTATGACATTGTAGAAGGAGACGGTTGTGAAATGAAAGACACTGGGGACGAATGTGCTCAGTTAGTTATGACTTGTCCACCTTACGGTGATATAGAAAGATATGAAAGTGCAGAAGGTCAGTTATCCGACATAAGAGGGTACAGAAAATTTGCAGATAGAATACAAGTTTGTGGTGATAACATAGAAAGAGTTTTAGTGCCTGGTGGATTTTGTGTATGGGTATGTGGTGATTGGAGAAGAGACGGAGAATACATTCCATTTCATGCCGACACTATAAATATGTTCACTCAATCGGGTCTGAAATTACATGACGTAATAGTTATGAAGAACGATACGATATTTGCAGCCTTACAAATGGGTAAGTGTGCGAGTAAGAGATACACTAGTAAAGTACATGAGTATATTCTAGTGTTTAGAAAGGAAGGGGAATTGGTTCCGACTTCCGATAAGATTAAAAATAGAGAGGACGAAACCTTAGAGAAGTTTTTTGGATAATTATGCCTAGTGTAACACCAAGATACAATAAGAAAAAGAATCAGACTGAATCGTTTGATGGTTTACTTAGACGTTTTAAAAAACAATGTGATAATGCAGGTATCGTTCAAGAGGTTAGGGATAGACAATATTACGAAAAACCTAATCAAACAAAACATAAAAAAGCACAGGCACAGACTCGTAGAAATAAACTTGATGCAATCAAGAGAGAGAAAGCGGGTCGTCCTAAACGATGGTTATAAGAAATGAAACAATGGCACGGTGGAAAGGGTTCTCGAAGACGGAACTCAAACGAAGAGAAGTATGCAGATGCGTGGGAACGTATCTTTGGCAAACCCGAGCCTAAAATAAAAGAACACAAGAAGACACCTTCACACGGACTTACTCAAGTCCATAAAGACAAAACCAAATACGATAGAAAAAAGGGATATGAAAAAGAGTAATAAATACTCTTATGTCGTATAAAGGTAGATTTCGTCCAAAAAACAGTAAGAAGTATAAAGGAGACCCCACGAAGGTCTACTATCGTTCCTTATGGGAACGTAGGTTTATGCATTATTGTGATAACACTCCTTCTATACTAGAATGGAATAGTGAAGAGATTATCATTCCATATGTATCACCTATAGATAACAAAGTACATAGATACTTCCCCGACTTCTATATAAAGAAGAAAAATGTATCAGGTAAGGTTGTGCGTGAGGTTATAGAAGTTAAACCTAAACGACAATGTGAACCACCCAAAGTCCCCAAGAGAAAAACTAAAAGATACCTGAGAGAGGTTGCAACATATGGGGTAAATCAAGCAAAATTCAAAGCTGCAGAAGAGTACTGCAAAAATCGTAAATACAATTTCAGAATATTGACCGAAGAACATCTCACTTGAGTATAAATAGATATATGTCTACTATTTTTGAAGAGTTAGAAAATCTTAAACCTGAGGCAGTTGGTAAGCATAATCAACTTGCATTAGAGTGGTTTAGAACTAATATTAGAAGAATCTTTGATAGAAGAAACAATGAAAAGGTTTATCTTGACGGGACTAGGGTGGGAAATATAGTAGAAGGCAATATGTACATGATGTTTTATGATGCAAAATTTAAAAAGAAGTTGCCTTGGTATGATAGATTCCCACTAGTTATTCCTTTTGATACAAGGACAGTTAGGAATGGATTTTATGGAATTAACTTACACTACATTCCACCTTTAATGAGACAGAACTTATTAGAAGAGATGTACAAGTATCCAACAGAGGACGGTGTGGTCATTGGTTATGAATACTTCAGAAGTGTAAGTAGAATGAAACCTGCAATACCATGTGTAAAGAAGTATCTTTGGAGTAGAATTAAAAGAGTCCCTATGCAAGTACAAAAAGAATATTGGGACGTAGCTGCAATGCTACCGACTGGTAATTTTGGTGGTACAAATACAAATACGGTTTATGCCGATTCTAGGAAAAAAATGTAATGGCAAGAAATAACACTATAGACGAAATTAAATATAACTTTGACCAAGGCGCTAGAGGAAATAGATTTGACGTATTCTTCTATTTACCTGTATCATTTGGTGAAGGTGGTGATGCAAGAGGTATGGGAATACGAGTAGAATCGTGTGAGTTGCCTGGTCGTTCAATATCTACTACAAGCTTTAAAGAGTTTGGTGCAGAAAGAAGTATGCCTGATGGTACTATCGATGATGGTGGAACAACCGACATGACATTTATATGCGACCAAGCATTTGCAGATAGGTTTATTATAGAAGCATGGCATTCACTAGTTTATTCTGCAGATGCAAACGCAGATGGGTTTGCACAAAAACAAGGTAATCAAATTCAACCAATTTTTAGTTATTATAAAGACTATATTGGAAAGATTCAGATAAACCAAAATCGTACAGACCATAGAGGTGGAGACGATTCAAAAGGTGTTGCACTAACATACGAATTACATGATTGTTATCCTACAGATTTTTCTTCTCAGGATTTAAGTGTAGACGGTTCTTTAATGAAATTTACAGTAACCTTTGCATACAGGTATTGGACTTGTGAATATAACAAAAATGTACATCAGAGAAGTTTCCTAAATAAAGGAAGACTAATTTTAGATTCACTACTTGACGGTAGTAATATCTTAAGTAGGTTTGGTAAAGAGGGCAAAGTCCGTAGAACTTTAACAAACCTAGACACTAGAAGTTCACAATTGAATAATATATTTGGTGGTGGATAAAATATAATATGGAGTAAATTATGGGATTACCAATCCAATCAACACCCACTCATGAGTGTGTGTTACCAAGTAACGGCGAGATAGTAAAATTCAGACCGTTTCTTGTAAAAGAACAAAAGGTATTGACACTTGCGAGAGAGAGTGAAGACCAAAAACAAATTCTTGGTGCAATCAAGAAGATGATTTCGGCAGTAACTTTCGAAAAAGTGGAAGCAACTAAACTTGCAATGGCAGATTTAGAGTATTTGTTTCTTAAAGTAAGATGTGTTTCTGTTGGAGAAACTACTAAAGTCTCAACGCCTTGTAATGACACTGAGTGTAATGGAAGTGTACAACTTAACATTAACCTCGAAGAAGCAGAAATGGTCGGTGAAAATCCTGACACAACAATCATGATAAATGATACTGTTGGTGTAGTATTGAAATGGCCTTCTGTTGGAATTATAGAAAAAGTTGAAAAAGTAGATAATGAGTCGAATGCAATCGAAGTTATGAAACATTGTATTGTTTCTATCTTTGATGAAAACGAAATGTATGAAATGAATGAGGTCTCAGGAGATGAGTTAAACGAGTTTGTTGACAACCTCACATTCACACAATTAGGATTGCTGGGTGAGTTTTTTGATAACATACCTAAACTTACTATAGAAACAAAAGGTGAGTGCAATATTTGTAATGAAACAACTAATAAAAAATTGGAGGGCCTTAATAGTTTTTTTTAATAGCTCTTTCTCATGAGTCGGTGTTTAATTATTATAACACCAACTTTCAGTTAATGCAACACCACAAGTATTCATTAACAGAACTTGATAATATGATGCCTTGGGAAAGAGAGATTTACATTAATCTTCTTTTACAATGGTTAGAGGAAGAAAAAGAAAGACAAAAGGAACAAAACCGAAAAGCAAAAATGGGTAGATAATGATTTCGTGAAGTGATTTTTTAATTTTAATTATAGGAAGAAAAAAATGGCTGAAGAAAGTAAAGATACGAGTAGAAACGAAGTCGAAATCGATTTAGAGAAATATATGGCTCTAATCGATAAACTTGATGCACAAGAAGATGTCATCAGGGAAATGAAAGAAGATGCTATTAAAGCAAAACAAGGACTAGAACCACCTAAAAGGAAATTCATAGACTTGTTCTTAGATGACAATGATATAAACGAGAAAGCAATCATTGGATTCATATCATTTTTCTTAATGACTGTATTTGGTATTACAGACTTAGTAACTGCACTCGCATGGGATTTAGATTTGAAAGTTTCAGAAACAATCTATACCTCATTCGTAGTTGTAACACTAGGTGCATTTGGTATATCAGAAGCTGGTAAAGCATTTGGTAACGGTAAGTAACTAATAGAGAAATTTAGATGGCAAATGAAGACCTGAATAAGGGAGTACAGGAAGAGTTAGAGAAGACTGCTAGAGAGCTTGAAAAGGCAAGGTCTAAACTTAAACCTGCGTTTAAGAATCTAGTCGATAACATTAAAGATGTTAACCCCGAACTAGCAAAAAATATTGCAGTCTTGAGAGAGACAAGTAAAGACTCTTTTGCAGGAGCTCTTCAGGCAACAAAATTCTCTAAACAATCTAAATTGATGGCAGACATACAAGAGAAAGGTCTAGACTCTATGAAAAAGCTAGACCCAAAGGGTATTCAGGAACTTACTGCAACATTTGAAGCATATGGAGACTCTTCGTTTTCATTAGAAGAATGGGCGAACTTAGAAGCCGATAGGACAGAAAGACTCAAACAAATGAGGTCAAAGAACACTTCTCTCGAAAAGGCTGAAAACGATTTAAACTCTTCTAAATTAAAACTAGCAAAAGTAGAGAAAGAACAGGCTAGCGAATTAGAATTTTTGAAAGGTAATGCGTTAAAACTTGCAAAAGCAAGACATGAGAAAGAAAATCAATCACTTAATCAGGAAATAGCTGATAAACAAACTGTTGCCGATAGAAAGAAAAAACTTCATGAAGATGAATCAAAAAGATATGAAGCACATATAGAACAGAGTAACGATTTAAAAGAAAGACAAAACGAAGTATTTAAAGCAGTTACTGAAGATTCAGGAAGGTTTGGTGAGATTACTGAAGGTATAAACGACCTTATAGGTGTTGACATCGCCGGAATGGCAGATGATGTTGTTAAAAAAGTAAATGCATTTGGTAAAATTTTTGGTGCAGATGATTTGTTTGGTTCCATTATGGAAAGCTTTCAATCAATCGACTTGAGTGGAATCAAAGACTCATTAGGTGGAATGATAGGTTCTGTTTCAGGGTCTATGGGTAAAATGAGTAAAGGGATAATGAAACGAATGTCCATTATGTCTACTGCTGTGAGTGGTTTCTTTACTACAATGGCAACTAGTGTAATGACTGGTCTTGCAACTGCTGGAGCAGCAATCATGACAGGTTTGGGTGCGATTGGTGGAGCACTTATGACTGCAGGTGGAATGTTAATGACAGGTGCAGGAATCGTTTGGACATCTATCACATCATTCTTTACTGGGTTGATGGGTGTTATGTCAAGACTTCTTGCAGCTGGTTTAAGAATGTTAGCCGCTATACCTATGTTGATAGTAAATGCAGCTATGTTTATCGCTGGTTTAATTTCAACAGCAGCTAGTTTGTTGATAGCCGCACTTCCATTTATTGCTATAGGTATTCTTATAATAGGTGCTATAGTTGGACTGATAATGGCATTTAATTATATGTATGAAAACGTGGAATGGTTTAGAAACGGTATAGATTGGATTGCAGAAAAGTTTTGGCAAGTGTATCAGTTTTTAGCAGACATGGGAGTTTTCGATGCAATAAAAACATACATTGGTGATATATTTTCATCTATTACAGGAATCTTTACTGGGGTTATTGACTTTATTAAAGCCGCATTGAGTGGAGATTTTGGTGGAATGTGGGATGCTGTAAAAGGTATATTCTCATCTATTAAAGACTTATTCCTCGCACCATTCAAGTTTGTTAAGAATCTAATACTAGGAGAAGACCCCGAAGGACTAGACGAAGCAGCAGAGTCGGGTCTATATGATATAGACAGAATAGGTAATAGTGAGATTGACGAAGACAAAGTCAAAGGCGCACCTATGAAACACTTAAAGGCTATTGTCGCTCATGATGACTTGAGTGATGACGACATGGCACTTATTAAAGAAGAAATTGCAAGACAAGAAGCAGTTAATCTTGCAGCTGGTGGAGAACCCACAACAGGTCAAGAAGTTGCACTAGGAACACAAGAAATTGCAGGTGCAGGTGCTGGTGGTGGTGTAACTGTTATTAATCAAGTAAATGACAATAGTCAAAGTAGTAATGCAACTAATGTTCATGGTGGAAGTGGTAAAACAACTAATAGTGATTCTACTGCAGGTAGAGTCGCAAACAATGTGGAATAATACTGATGGGATTAAGTAAAATACTAAACAAAATAAACAAAGCAAAGTCTGCTATAAATTCCTTAAAGGGTATCTCTTCTAAATTAAACAGTCTTAACTATACAACGCAAATAGATAAACTTGGAGAAGAAGCTGAAGTTGCAAGGAGTATGCTTGCAGATAAAAGAAAGAGTGTTGATAGTATGATGGCAGCAAATAAAGCTGCTCAGGAAAGAGGATTTTCTAATCCTGTAGGGCCAGATGAAGAATTAATTTACCCACTTGATGAAGAACTTCAAAACTATATTGTTTTCAGTATCCGACCAAGAAGAAAAAGAAATGCTAAATCAGCTGCAAATTTAATGTCAGATGGTCTGACAGAAATTATGTTATATGTTCCTGAAGGTCTAGGTTCAGAAGCAACAGTATCATATGCAAAACAAGAAGTGGGTGCTGGTGCAAGGGCAATGACAAACATACAAGATGCAGAAGGAGTTTTGGAAACTATAGAAGAAGTTGGGGAACAAGCAATTCAAGCAGGAAGTAGAATGTTAACGGGTGCAATGAATATGATGAGTGGTGGTGCAAAAAATATTAGAGAAGGTCGTGCAACAAACCCAATGATTGAACAAACATTTGAAGGAGTTGACTTCAGAAGTTTTACATTTGATTATGAGTTTTATCCAAGAAGTAAAGATGAAGCTCATATGGTTCAGAAAATTATATACAATTTTAAAACTGCAATGTTACCTGACACATATGGTGCAGGAATAAATGAGGAAGATTCAGACGATGCAGCTGCAGATGTAGAAAACTACTTTAACTATCCAAACATATTTGATGTCAGTTTTGAAGGCCCTCTTAAGAAAAGACTTGACGGATTCTTACCTATGGTATGTACTGGTGTTGACGTTGATTACTTCAATGGAAATTCTGTTGCATATTTTGAAGATGGAACACCAATAACAACTTCAATGAAACTTTCATTTAGTGAAATCAAGATACTATCACAAGAATCTTATCAAGAGATTTCGCCTTATGGTGATAAGAGTATAACTTCTATGCCTTCAATGTTAGATGAAACAACAGAAAATGCAATGGATATTGATAATAACACTAATTTTGACAAGATGACAAATAACACAAACTATAGTGATAATAGTGCAGGTGGGGGGACTAATCCATAATGTCAAATAAACTTTTTCAAAATTTCCCAACCATGCAATACAGGTTGAATGATGGGAAAATTATTACAATTAAAGATTTCTTTCGTAAAGCGAAAATAGAAACTAACGCAGTAGACAGTATAATCGAGTATCAGTATTATGAAATACTGGACGGGGAAAGACCCGATGTAGTTGCATCAAAACTTTATGGTGATGGTGATTTGCATTGGACATTTTGGTTGGTTAATGACTTTGATAACTACTATGACTGGTTTATGGGTCAAGAAACCTTTGGTAATTATATGGAAGAAAAATATCAGGGTCAATGTTTAGTCGCAACAAATTCTTCTGATATAGTTTCTGCAAGTTCTAAATTTTTAATTGGTGAAACCGTTACATCAAATGTTGCTGGTAAAACAGCAAGTGTTCTAAGTGTAGACCCAACACACAAGTGTATAACAGTACTTGGAAATATTATGGAGGCAGGAGAAACAATTTCTTCTCATGATAAAGACGGAGCTGTTGTAAAAACATTCACCGTAGCTTCTGTATCTGATTCACAAGACGGTGTTCATCATTATGTAGATTCTAATAATAACTATAGAACATATGGGGGTTCAGGTTGGACTCCTGTTACCCATTTCACTAAAGAATACGAGGATAATGAAAAGAAACGTCAGATTAAGATTATTAAACCGTCCCGAATCAGAAGAGTCGTAACGGAATTTGAAAGAATTATGTCTGATGGATAAGATAGCTTCAAATGAGAAAGTTGTTAATAATGACTTTACACTAAATGCAATTCATCTAGTTAATCAAGACGGAAAGTCTGTAGATATTGGCTCTCTCGTACAGGGTTTTAGATTATATGAAAGTATCTATACTAAATTTGTTACAGCAGATATAACTTTATTAGATGCTGTTAACCTATTAAAACACTACGCATTAACTGGACAAGAATTTGTTCGCATATCTTTTATGCATGGTAATACTGAAGATAATTCAGAAGAGGTTCCTATAATTGATAAAACCTTCAGAGTATATAAAGTAATAAACATTACCCGTATTAAAGAAACCGTTCAGGCATATCAATTAAAATTATGTGAACCACAAATGGTCAATTCCAAGACCACAAGAATCGAAAAAGTTTATAGAGGTTCACATTCTAAAATGTTAAATGATGTTATCACAAAAGAAATGGTTGTTAAAGACCAAGAGATAGAACATTGGGAAGATAGTGAATATGATAACCACCAGTTTGTCGCACCAAGAACCATGTCTGCAAACAAATTCATTGATTACATAACTTCTATCGCAGGTAAAGGTAAAAGTTCATCATTTAAAAATCCATTCTTTTTCTATCAGACCTTAATGGGTGGTTTTAATTTTAAATCCTTAGATAACATGGTATCGGGTAATTTAGAGAAAACTACTTTTGAGTCTCAGAGCTCTTCTTCTGCTAGTGCTTCGGTTCCAAAAGGAAAAGTTACGGAATCTAATTCAATGCGTGAATTTCCTAAACTAATTTTTAAACCTTCAACAGGTGCTGACGATGCTCCACTAAGAACACAAATTCAATCTGTATCAATACCACAAAAGTTTGATACACTTGGAGGCACTATTGGTGGTGCGTACTCTTCTTATCAATTCTCTTATGACCCAATATCAAAAATAGATATGGAAGATTATTATGATATGGAAGAGACATATGGTAGAGCAGAAAAAAGTCATGTTTCAGGTAAACCAATGATAAGAACAGAAAGAATGTTAGTAGAGGGTGGTGGACAAGAACTGGGTCTTACTACAGAAAATTCAACTAGTGGTGATAAGTTTGAAGCACCACCAGTACTAACAAAAAATATAAACAATATGTTGGCACCCAATAGACAAATGACAGGTTGCGTGATTACAGACTATTCATTCAAACATGGTTTTGATAATTCAGACAAGTATGATACAGATGAGGTTTTTAGAAGTGGAGAAGTTTTAGGTAACTCAACTTTAGAAAGAAGAGCTATGATGGAGATACTACAACAAAATAGAATTAAAATAACTATACCTATTAGAAGTGATTTGCAGGTAGGTCAGGTAATTGAGTTAGCAATACCTGAACCTGAAATTATGGACGAAGGTTCTAACACTAAAGATAAAATAAACGATAATAGATATTTACTTACAGATATGATGATTCTAGGTCAACCAGCTGAAAAATTAGGTCATTGTAATTTAGAATTAGTAAAAGAGAGTTATGCAAAAGATACAACTAAAGCAGAAATAGAAACAATGAATAAGAGTGGTTCTAAAACAGATGACGATAAACCAGTGAGTACATAATGGAATATTTTTACGGAATAGTAGAAGATAGACAAGACCCACTAAAGATTGGTAGGGTTCGGGTGCGTGTGCATGGGGTACATACTCCTAGTAAACTATCTCTTTCAACACCTGACTTGCCATGGGCTCAAGTTATGTTACCAACAACTTCTGCAGGGTTATCAGGATTCGGAACTCAACACGGACTCGTAGAAGGGTCTACGGTAATCTTATTTTTCAGAGACGAATATAAACAACAACCAGTAATTATAGGTTCTGCGCCAGGAATACCTTCATCAGGATATAGACAAACCACTGATGATAAACTCATGACAAGAGATGTTGAATGGGGATTTAATGACCCTAGACGATTAACTGGTGATGCATATGACGGAACACCCGATGGGAAGAATCCTGAACACGCACCAAACAGAGGATTTGGTTTAGATAAAGGATTAGACACTGCACCTAAGATTTATGAATCTAGAGACATAAGTTATATCGGGAAAGGTTCTTCAATTACAGAACCTAAACTTACTGAAGACGATTTACCTTACTATCCACTATACACCGATAAGTCAGACTTATCAAAACTTGCAGACACTACTGATGAAACAGGTCTTCACGCAGGAAGAGACATACTTAAAAGTAGTGGAGTTTTATTTTTATCAGGTAAGGGAGACATTAAATCTCCTGCAAAACCAGTTTATCCTTATAACAAAGTTCTTCAAACAGAATCGGGTCATGTTCTAGAAGTAGATGATACACCTAGTGCCGAAAGAATTGCAATTGAACATAGGTCAGGAACGTTTCAGGAGATTCACCCTGACGGTTCTCAGGTAACTAGAGTTGTTAATGACAACTACACTATTATTTGTAAAGACGAAGAAGTGTTTGTTGGTGGAAAGGTTAACATTAAAGTTCTAGGTGATGCAAATATTGAAACCATAGGAAAACTTAACCTTAAAACTTTTAGCGACGGTAAGATTGATGTTGTAGGTAAACTAGATATTGAAGCAGGTGGAGACATAACCTTAAAATCTGCAAAAGAAGTATTAGTTAAAGCAACTAAGTTTAGACCGAACTCTTAATTATGACTGAAACAAGCGATGTAAAACCTGTCGAGGCAGAAATCCCTTCAGCACTAGCGTGTCCTGAAGGGGACATATTTTCCCTACCCACAAAAGACGAAATTGTAAACGCATTTAATGAAATGGCTGCAATCCCTGGCCAAATGCAGGCAAAAGTCCAAGAGATGAAGGCCGAAAAGGAAAAGGAAATTGCAGACTTATACAAACAATTAGAAGAAGCAGAAACAGAAGAAGCAAGATTAGCGATACTCAAACAGATTGACGAAAAAGAAAATTATGTTAAGACTCAAATCGAAGGTGCGATACAGGAACAAATTGATGATGTTGTAAAAACTGTTGAAGATTTTGTTGATACACTTGCAACAATACTATCTCCATATTGGGATAAAGACGGTTTAAATCGTGATTGGCAAAAAGAGGCACGAAGTGCTTTCCAAGAATTACTTGAAGAGTTTCATACATACATTCCCACAAAAGTTGCAGAACTTATTTCTGCTATAGTTCCAATTTCATTTACACTTCCAATAATGGGACTATCGATTGATGTTTTAAAATTGATTACCTCTCCTGCGTATAAACAAGAATTAATAGACCAAATTTCAGGTGTAAGTTTTGACTTGCAAATAGTAGAAAAGTTTAAAGAAGTACAAAAGATTAATGAAGACATAGACAAACTAGTAGAAGAGTTAGCAGACCCCGACATTAGTATAGACGACCATATAAAGAAAACGGAAGAGTTGGAAGCACTGCAAAAGAAAAAGACAGAAATGTTGGGTTCTATTGATGACATCTATAAACTAAAAGATGATTTTATAGACAAACTTTGGAAAATGGTTCCTGAAGAGTTCAGACAATTTGATGGTGAGTATGGTGTAGTTGACAATAAGGGAAAGGCAAAGATAATTTGGAATTATATAAAAACCGAAGTTAAGAAGTTTATGCAGCTCGGACTCATAGATGTCTTTAATAAATTGATTGGAATCTTTGATAAGATTTGGTCTCTTTTAGGTTTACCCAGTTTACCATTCTCTCAATTGGTAGACATTATGAATTTTGACATTAAGAAACTGGTGGAAGATGCAATCCAAACTATAAAAGACCAGTGGAAAGAATTACAAAAAAGTTTACAAACAGATATTGGTAAACTAGATGATAAAATTGAAAAACTCAAAGAGGAGTTAGCAGACCCCGACATTAGTATAGACGACCATATAAAGAAAACGGAAGAGTTAGAGAAATTACAACTAGAGAAAAAAGATTTAGAAGATAAGTTAATAGAAGAAGGTGATAAGTTCAAAAATCTAATTAAGGATAAGATACTTGGACTCAGTCTCTTTGGTTTTAGTATGAAAGATATTTTAGGTTTAGATATAAAATCAACTACAGCTTCAATTGAAGAAGAGGTTTCTGAAATAATGTTAGCACTAGAAGACTTTAGATTAAACTTTCATAAGAAGATATTATTTGACTGGGTTAAGATAGTTAAGAAGTTCCTTAGTGCAATAGGACTAGGTGCAATTTTTGAATTTGTGTTCTTAACATGGTGCGACTTCCTAAAACTAATTGGTATGCCTATGAGTATCGATTTAAAAATTCCAGCAATTGCAGGTGTTATAACTGCAGTCGTAAAAGAAACTAAGAGTGAGTCTAAACCTAATTCAGACGACACTAGTGATGACGGGATTGCATTTACTAAGTTGAACTTGGAAAGTCAAATAGACCAAACAGAATTTTCAGTTACAACTGGAACTGGAACAATCCACGCATTTGTGGACGGAGAAGAGGTTGAAGAAGGAAGTGGAATGAGTATCTCAGGAAACACGGTTACATTTGATGTCGCACCATTAACTCAATCACTTTATGATGCAGGAACAACGAAAGATGTTTCTATAATTAAGATTTAATTTAGTTGTAGGCAAAGTATAAATAGATATATGGCAATAGATATAAGCAATAACAGTAAACAAGTTGCAGTCTCTAAAACTGCATATTCCGATTTGGATTTACTATTCAGGAAACACCCTCAAACAGGCGATGTTGTGGTGAGAACTGATGCAGAGGCAGTAAAAAGGTCAGTTAGAAATATTATCTTAACTAACCATTATGAGAGACCATTCAAGCCTGGTTTTGGTGGTTCCATAAGAAATTTACTTTTTGATTTATCAACTTCTAGGAAGTTAAGAAAAACTCAAGCTAGAATTGTTGATATGCTAGAGACATTTGAACCAAGAATCCATAATGTACAAGTTAGACTTAATGATATGATTGATAATAATGAAGTAAGACTAAGTGTATATTATACAATTAAAAATTCAACAAAAAATCATTCAATGGAAATGACATTATCAAGGGCAAGATAAAATGGCAATTAAGAGTTCACAAATAAACGTTACCGATTTAGACTTTAATGATATTGGAGAAAATCTAAAATCATATCTACAGGGTCAAGACAAATTAAAAGATTATAACTTCGAGGGTTCTACTATGTCGGTTTTAGTAGACCTACTCGCATATGCATCACACATTGGTGCAGTAAATACAAACATTGCAGGAAGTGAACTGTTCTTAGATTCTGCCCAAATCAGAAAGAACGTAGTATCTCGTGCGAAGGATTTAGGATTCGTACCTGCATCAGAAAAGTGTTCAAGTGCAATCGTGGATATTGCAATTAAGAATGTAAGAAATGCAGACGGAACTTACCCGACAGTTGCTCAAATGCAACTTGAAAGAGGCTCAGAATTTGAAGCAAACTTTGATGGTATTAATTATAACTTTGTAGTTCCTAATACAGTCAAACCAACTCAGAACACTTCAACATATAACTACGCAAGTGTTCCGTTAGTTCAGGGAACATATGCAACAGACCAATTCATACATGATTCACAAGTGTTGAATCCAAAATATGTTTTATCTAATTCAAGAGTTGACTCATCTAGAATTGAAATTTCAGTTAACTCAGGTGGAGTTTCAACTACATATATTCACGCACTAGATGTATCAGACATTAAAACTACTTCTACGGTTTACTACGAACAAGAAAACGAAGATGGTTTTAGAGAAATATACTTTGGAGATGGAACACTAGGTGTAGAACTTATAGACGGAGATATTATTACCGTAACATATATTATAGTAGATACAGTTCACTTAAATGGAGTTAAAACCTTTACACAAGTATCTTCAGTTAATGGTTATTCAGATTCTACTATCACAACTACGTCTTACGCACAAGGTGGTGCAGA